GGCATCATTACAAACAGAAGCAATAGTTCGAATCAAATAAACAAGAGCAGCACCACCCACAGTTATCATTGCAGCGTAACGCAAGAAACCAAGGAAACGAGTTCGATGGACAACATTGTATTTACTGTGTTGGTAAATGTGGTTAAGAAAGTCATTGTGAGTAGTTTTGACATCATCAAAAGGAGTGAAAGTCTTTCCAAAATTCTTTTCAGCATCAGCAAAGTCAAAACCGAGTGCCTGTGGATGTAAAGTGCGAAGTACACGAATAATATAATCACAATCTTCAATAGCAGTAGTAGGATCAGGCAAATCGTAACGCTCAATTATTTCACCAAATTGAGCCCCATCATGACGAATCATCGACATTTCGAGACTCTCCTCTCGAAAGAAACCATCAACAACAGCAGGAGAAGGAAATAAAGTAGCACCACTAGATGATCGAAACATCTGAGGAAGAATACGAACAGTATCAATAGGAACAGTAACATCAGTTTCCCACTCAATCTTAGTGGGATTAAAATCCATCAACGTTTGTCCACGCAAAAAAATCTCCCGACGACGAGCAACTTCAACAGCAACATTATCAACAATCTGAGAAAAACAATACTGAGTAGCATGATGATTTATAGTAGAAGCATTCAAATCAATAGCCTTAAAAGTCCAAACAGCATCAAGAATACGACGCCAAGCAGTCCAAGAATCAGCAAAAGTGTCACGTTTCGCAGCATAAAGAGCATCAGTAACTCGTCCAACATCACACCGACCACGATCATCAGCATAAGCAGTATTTACAGACATAGAGAAAGAAAAACGTTCAAAACGACGCGCAATAGCTTCAGTAGAGTGTACACCCTTGACGGGAGCAAGGTTCTGCAAATTGGAAGCAACAGCGAAAACTTTGCTACAATAAACGAGACCCTTCTCATCAAGGTCAGCCATAGAAACAGGCATGCAAGCAGTAGAAATTGCACGAATAATGGTAAAAGGATCCTCTGAATCAACCTTTTGCAACGCCTCATCAAAGTAAACATACCACTGTTGTGCATAATGATCCCAATGTTTTTGTTCATCATTGGGAATAGCATAAACGGAAGAAGCATCTTCATCAAGAATTCCAGCCAAAATCTTCGGAAACAGATCAGACATAAGGTAACTTTTACCAGCACCAGGAGTGCTGTAAAACCAGACTCCAACAGACGGAGGTTGTGTAGTAGGAGAACGAAGAAAACGTGAAGCTTTAGAGAAACGCTTCATAATAGTAGCAAAAGCAGTATGAATGGTTCCAGGAATAACCATATCAGCAAAGTGAGAACGTAAGGAACAAACCTTGTCCTTATATTCACAAAGAAGATCATATCCAGTTTTCTTTCCAACAAAAACCATAAGCTTCTCGTTCGAAAAGAAACCACGAGCTTCATCACGCTCGTACGAGTTAATGAGATCAAGCATTTCAGTCTTCTTCTCACGTTCCCACGCTTGATTAGCAGCAGGACCATGTGCGAGAAAATAAATAGAAGCAAGCAAAGTTTGAAACCAATGTCCATCAGGACAAGCACGCGAAAGATAAAGATGATACTGGTCAAGGCCAGTCCAACGAGTCCCAAGAATGATAGTAGAAAAGAAACCTGTAATCATTGTTGGCACAAGAATAAGTGCCTTAAGAACATTTCCTGTAGAAAAAACTTGATAAGCACGAGTAAGCAAGTTAACATCAACTTGAGGTCCAGTATCAACAACATCAAAAGCATCAACATAACGCTCCTGTAAGGGTTTTATCGGAGCGCTGTTCACGCAATTGCTCTTGACATAACGAGCAAGAATAGTAGTAAGTTGAATAAGTCCAATAGTAGCAATAGCACCACCGCAAGTCAAACAATAAATTCCAGTAATCAAAGGACAAACTTCAGTAGCAAGAATGAAACAAGCATCAAGAAAATGAGCAATATTGTCAACAACATCAACACCACGCTTAAAAGACTTAACAAAGTCAAGAACCGACTGAAAAATAGTCGTCAAACTACTAAAAACCGTCGTAAAGAAACTCTCAAAAACATTGCCTGTAGCACGAACACCATCAGCAAGACGAGAAAAGGTAGGAGGACCAGGATTTGGTTCGATACCTTCAGCAAGAAGGTTACGAATCCAACGACGCTGTGGAATAACATCCACAGCCTCAATACCAACATAATTGTAACCACGCCGACGAATCCAACGAGTAACACAATAGAAACCAAGACCAAGAGTAACAACACCAACTTCAATTAAAAAGAAACTCGTAGCACCAAGAGCAATATAATAACCGTCTTGACAACCAGGAAAAGGAAGGAAAGTAGGATCAACAGGAGGACCAGGATTAGATTCAATGTTTTCACGAGTTAAATCACGAATCCATTCTTTCTGCAACTGTCCACGAGGAGGAATTCGATTGACAGAACCACCAAGTAAAGGAAGAGCCATAGGCATGTAAAGTTGTACATCATCACCCCACGACTCAAAAAGAGCAAATTGATACTTAACAGTATCAGTAGTAAGACCAAGTCCAATCTCAATCATGGGATGATTGTAAGAAGAATCCATGGTAGGAACAGCAGCAACACGACTCTTATAAGGCAAACTGAAAGAAACGTGAGCATCATTGTTGGGTTGCCAAAGAACAGCATTGTTGTATAAAAAATCACCATCATGAGGAGCAGTATCAGGAACAGCAGCCCACATTGTGTCACTTTCATAACGAGCACGAGCATAAAAGAGAATTGGATCAGTTTTCGTCATGTTTGATGCCAAGGTAAAACGCATGGCTCCAGAAACATAACACCAAGTACGAGTGAGAAAACGATGAATGCGGGAAGAACTAGCACAAACACGAACAATAGACTTGAAAGCAGAAATAGCACCAGGAGTTCCACC